TTCATTCCTTATCCAGATAGCAAAGGTGCAAAGTTAAATATACTTGATGTGCTAGAACTGGAAGATGAACCTGTTACTAATATACCTAGTAGAGAAGGTTCATTCTGGCCACTGAAACCTAAAGATATAGAAAGCGAGGAACTGACAGCTAGATATACTCCTAGCCCTGAACCTGAACCTGAACCTGAACCTGATCCTAGGATAGTACAGCTTAAAAAATGGTATGATAGAGGATTTATTGATAAAGAAGAGTTTGCGAAGAGGGCTGGGGCTATACATAAAGAGCTAAGGAAGCCAGATCCTACTGAAGGATACGATATTATAGAAGATGAAGAAACAATTGCTAATAGAAAAGCAATAGAAGAGCAAGAAGAAGAAGCTAATAATAGGATGAGAAATCTTATAATAGCTAATGCTATATTAAGGAGATACTAAAATGGCTAATGAAGAAGTAATTGAGAAAGCTGTACCGAAGCCGGCTAAAGGGCCTATGTATGGTAATGCTGATCTGGAGAAGAATGAGCCAGTAGATTATGATGAGACGGATGACATTGAACCTGCGAAGGGAAGAAAGGCTACTAAACCTGTATATGGTAATACTGACGCAGCGCCTAATAGTGATGTTACTATGAAGGATATTGATACGACGCCTGAGAATGTCATCACTAAGATACTGGAAACTGACGAAGATCCTCAGAATATAGGTGAAGAGGAAGAGGATGATACAGAAGAAGTTATCAGCCAAGCCTTGCTACAAGCTGGTAAGTGGCACCCTTGAGCTTGTTGACATTTTATATATGTTGACATTTTATTAAAGTTGTGATACAATGGAGATGAGTATGGAAGCGAACGACCTTGTAGAATGGACAAATGGCGCACCTCCTGATATGGGAGCCCCTGTAGATCAGGGTGCTATTCCTCCAGAGGCTATGGCACCTGCTGATCCGGCTACTGAGCTATTAGATAGGCTCAGTAAGTATGTGCCCCCAGATGCGTACAAGACGCTACAACAGGATCAGATACTTAATATCATTAACAATGTTGCTATGGAAGCAACGCAAAAGGTTAATGAAGCTATATCGCAAGCTATGATGGCGGCAAGTTCAGCACAAGCAACGGCTGAAATGACTGCTGTAAAGGTTGAGCAGATGAAGCAAGATGTTCAGGCGGCATTTGGTACTTCTCAAGAAGCAGCCGCACCAGGACCTACGGGGTCCTCCGCAGTCCCTCCTCCGCCCCCAGGTGACGCAACTCCCGCCAATGGCGAAGGTACTGTACCTCCTCCCCCACCTGATGCGGCTCCTCCTCCGCCTGAACAAGCTGCTCCCCCACCTCCTCCAGAACAACCTGCACCTCCAGATGTATCCAGTGATGAAACATTGAAGGATGTTTCCAGTGATACACTTATCAAGGAGCTTGATACTGCTATAAAAGAGGAGAATGAAGAAGCCGCTTTTGATGCAATTAAAGAGCTTAGTTCTATTATTGAGCAAGCTCAAGAGATGCTGGGAGCCATTAAATCTTCTAAAACAGGTGATATAGACAAAGATCCTGAAATTAAAGAACAGCTAATTCTTGATAAGATCACTGGTCAAGAGGAAAAGGCTGATGAAGAAGATGAAGAATGGGAGCAACGAAAAGAAGTTGACAAATCTAGTGATGAAGGTCTAAAAGATTTGAATAAATTACTCTCGGGGTCGAGATATTAGCGTAGGTACGCACTGGGTTGTTCGTATGAATGACCTTAATAACTTGTAAAGGTAAGTACAATGCCTGTAACCCAAGATTACTTAGACGCACTTACCAAACAGATTTTTATTAGGGACTATATCTTCAATGGTCTATTCCCTTGTCAGTCTGATATAGTGCGTAGTATCCGTTCTAAAAAGAAAGAATGGAACTTCAATCATCGGTTCGAGTACCGTATGTTGCTTGCTACTAGCAACACTGGCGGTGGCTTGAATAGCCAGATTTACAATCGGGACTTCTCTCTTAGGCGTCCTGGTTCGCAGGACTATGGTCTCTTCCAGGCGACCTATGGTTCTGTTACTGATGGCTTCAATGTTGACATGATGGCTAACCTTGAGACCAAGAATCAGAAAGCAGCCTTCATGACTGATTATGCTATGCAAGTGCATGGTATGCGCGTGAACGTTGCTTCTATCTTCAAGAACGTTGCTATTCATGGTCGGTTCGGTGTCGTCCATAAGCTCAGCACCGCTGATATTACTGCCCTTGCTGGTGGTACTCCGGTTGCTGGTACTGCATACACTCTTGAGGTTCCGATTAACGTCTATCATAGCAATATGAAACGTGGTCGTCTTCTTATCCGTTCTAGCCAGTATCCTTGGGGTGAAGCTGGTACTAATGAGGTCTACGTTGTAGTGGACAATCAGCCCAAGAAACTTACTCTTAAGCTTCTTACTGGTGCTACTATTCACAATGGGCCTTTAGCTGCTGGTGATTACCTTGAGCTGTATGGTAACAGGACGCTTGACACTGGTGCTACTATTCCGGTGTTTGCTGGTGGTGGTGCTTATGATGATCCTATTATCACGGCTGGTACAGGTATTTATACCCAGACAGTCGCTGGAACGTCTGAAGCAGGAACCGCCTTCATGGAAGGCATTGCTGATCTGCTTCCTTGGTACGATGATCCTCTTGTGGCTGGTAATCGCGCTGGTCTTGATACACCTTTTAGGGGTCAGCCGGATCGGTTAACTTATACCACTGAGCAGGCTGGTGGCTATGTCCATCAGAGTGCTACTCAGTCGATCATTGATGCTGTTATGGCTGGTGTTGATCTTACGGTCGCCACTGTGCCCTATGCAGATATTGTAGTGTGGATGAATCCTGAGACCCGTCAGAAGATCGGTTATGAGGAAGCGTCCAATGTTACGATCTTCAAACAGATCGCATTGTCCAGCCCGATTGTTTACCAGCGTGGTATTACTGCTACGTCCTATACCATTGGTTCTAAGGTTATTCCTGATGTTATCAGTGACTATAACCTGCCGACTGATGTTGTTATCATAGGGCCTAAGCAGGACATTAGCTACAACTGCTGGGACAATAGCACGATGAAGATTGATGATTACATCATCGAGTCGTTCTCGAAGCAGGAGCCTCCTAAACCTGAGGATCTTAGTATCCCGAATGACTTCGTTACCAAGCTGGACATCAGCTCCAGGATCACCTATGGTGCGCCTATTGCTGCTGATGGTCGTATGCCTGGCGGCGGCTTCACTGGCGGTAACTTCATGCATCCTGGCAACTACTTGCCGGTTGCTTTCCATGAGATGGGTGCTCTGTTCACTGAGAATCCGTATGCCTATACGATTGTCAAACTGAATGATCCCATTATCGATCCGAGTATTTAACTGAGGTAGCCAGGCATGGCTAGATATATAAGTCGAAAGGACTTAACAGCCTTGCCTGGCTTCTCGCCATCCCAGACAGATGGCAAAGTAGATTATGAGAAACTGTATTCCGAAGCGAACTGGAATACAAGTTTCAAGTGTCAGTCGTCCATGATAAGGGCTGTTCAGTATGATACTGAAAAGTTATGGATGAGAGTTGAGTTTGTAGAGAATGATGATGTTTGTATTTTTGAGAACGTGCCTGTATCAGTGTACGCAGATTTGCTTGAGGTAAGTAAACGGAATGGTAGCGTAGGACAGGCGTTCTGGAAGTCAGTTAGAATGGATAAACAGCGAAACAAAGCTCAATATCCGTTCTGGTATGAGAATAAGGGTGCATGGATATATGTACCGCAGTGGGCTAAAGAGAAGTATGGAACTAAAGAACAAGCAAGGAGGGCTATAAACAGATTAGACCCAGATTCAGATGAAGCAAAGCTGTATAATGCTGAGACCATGCGTTACTATGATGAGCGTGGCGGCGTTTACAAGGCAACTGAAGCAGCACAAAATGCGGCTGCTAAAGAGTACTTAAAGAACCTTGGTGCTGAATTTGAGGAACCGCCTACAGAAGCTGAGGTTCCGGATGAAGTTCAGGCTGCTAGGGCTATGTTGTCAAAGGCTCAGATGAAAGCTATGTCTGATAAAGGCAATAAGTATTCTGCATATCATGCTCAGCGCATGGAAGAGCTGCCTGATAGAGTTGATGAGATAAATACTGGTGGCCTTAGAGTTGGTAACCAACAAGCTAAGCGCCATGCCTTTGGAATTAAGTCGCCAAAGGATGAAACAGAAGTATTAGCATACTTACCAAGCAATGGTAAGATTGTGTATCATCCTGATATGGTTAGGAAGAATCCTAAAGATGGTACACCGATACTGGATAAGAAGACTGGCAAGCCAAAGGGAACTTTGACCTATGAGATAAACGGTGTTCCTTATACATGGGAACAGGTGGCTGGAAGGATAATTCCACAGTACCAGCAGCCGCCGCCTATAACGGCTGATAAGAGTATTGTTAATATAGAGAATATAGGACACGATGAGCGTGGAAATGTTATTATAGGAAGAGGAGCTAAGGAAGAAGATGGCAGTACTGAATAAGTATAAGAAAAAGGCACTTAGAAAAGAGCCTTTGTACCAGTGCGTTTTGGAAGATCTGTATGACCTTGGTTTAATTACCGCTGAGCAGATCAATGAGCTACTTGAAGGAGTAGTTGGGTACGTCCCGAAAAAGGTCAGTTAATTGGAAGGCATTGTTAAGGCAATCCTCGATAGACCTATTGATGAAATAGTATTCATCTGCTTCATGCTAGCTGCAGCTGGTGTCTTTATCGTTCCTCGTATCTCCATTGTAGATGGGAAGCTATCCTTTAATACACAGAAGAAACGTGATGACAAGCAAGAAGAGATACTGACTGCAGTTAAAACTAATCATGACGCTATTCAAGAGATCAAGATAACTGATCGTGAACAATCTATGCACATTAAGCAGCTACAAATCCTCAGTGCTATACACAATACACCTAATGAACGACGGCTTATAGATCAGATGTATGATAGTTACAAGGAACTTGGCGGCAATAGTTATATAGATACGGTTGTTGCTGAATGGAGGGTACGATGTCAAAAGGCGTAGCGTTCCTTATAGGCATTATAGTCATCATTATACTGGCTACAGTGAACTTCCTGTTAGTATGGGTCAAAGGTACCACTGATGCTTTCCCAACTGCAGCTCTGTTGACAGCTACAGTTACTTTAGTAAGTGGTTATGTAGGATTACAAGTTGCGAATAATGGCGTTAAAGGCGCCTTTTTCAATAAAGATCTCTATGAGAAGGAGAATAACAATGACAACGCTGGAAAAGATCGTTCAAGCAGTTAGCATCCTCGGCGGTGCTATCATTTCAGTACTTACGCTTTTTGGTATCGGTGGCGTGCTTATTCCTGAAGCGCTTACCATTACCCTTAATGTCATCTGCGGTGCTGTTATCGCTATCGGTAACGCTTGGACTGCGGTGCTGCGGTATAAAACAGCAGTGACTGAGGCTGTAAAGAAGGCGTAAGATGGAAGCACAGGTTACTGTAGTAAGTGCCGGTGCTTCTATGGAAGCCGAAGCTCTTATTGCACTTTCAGACATGGCTAATTGTCTCAGTGGGGACTTTCATACCATGCACCTAAACATAGTAGGCGAGGACTTTGATACTATGCACAAGAAGACCCTCAAGAAATACTATGAGGAGGCTGCTGATGACTACGACTCATATGCTGAGATGGCACGACGCAAGCCTTGGACAACGCCAATACCTAGTCAGAATGAAAGTGCAAAGAGAGTCGGCTGGCAAAGTTTCGAAGGAGAATGCTGCAGGTGCTCAGCCGTTGAAGAAACGGACAAGCGCCTTGAATTATATCTTAATGCACTTAATAAAGTGTTTAACCACTTTAATTCAAAGAATGAGTGCCCGCAATCACAGGGCATAGCGTCCTTTATACAGGATCGAATGAACTACTGGGGAGCCGAGTGGGGCTTCTTCAATGCGTCAAGGAGCGTAAAAGATGTCAACGTTCAGCCAGAATAACGGACCTTTTGAGCAGGGCAACATTATGCCTTTGCTGAAGGATCTTGAAACAAGACTCTTGAACAGAATAGCTCATATAGAGTCAGAGCTTGCTACAGGGCCTCATACAGACGGCTACGGTGAGTTCCCAGGATACCCCAATGCTCCTTTTAAAGGTCCTAGCTACTTAGATGTAGTAACAGCATCTATTATCAATGCTGATTATGTTAATGTTTTAACTAAACTGTATAGCACGCAACAGACCCAGCTGCTTGGTACTGTGAATATAGGTACTGAAGTTCCTCCGTTTGCTGTGCCTGCTCAGTGGTTTGCGTCCTGGGTTAAGAACTACTTCATGGCTGAGTCATACTTCAACTCTGACGTACAGATTGCTGGTAGCACTGATATACAGAACTTGTCTCTTGGGCACGAGATGCACTTTGATAAGTTCTGGCTTGCTGGTTCTTATTGTCAAGTTGATAATATACCTAAGAGTGAAGTTAATCCCACTGATACAGTTACCTATAGGTTCCGTACATTAGGTATTCTTGATGACCTCTGGCCTACAGGTGGCGATCCTGATTACTACCATGATGGTAAACCTGCGATATTCTATATATGGACTACAACTCCGCCGCTTATAGGTATCGTAGCGTTAGTAACATCTAATAGCATACTTGCTACCTATAGTATTGAACATAATGGTACGCCTGCAGGTAGCAATAGAATTGACAAAATATCACTTGCACTCTATGACACTTGGATCAATGGAGAACGCAAGTGTGCCTTTGGTATACGCCCTCGTATAGCTAATACACCTGCTGATGCTGCTCATCCTGATGGGCTTATAAGCAGCCAGGAGATCCGTGTATCAATGATCAATGCTACTCCTGGGCAACCTGCTACAGGTACGTTTAAGAATAAGGTACAGGGTACTGACGCAAGTGGTATACTCGTATCTAACTTTTATTTAGACCAACTCCATCTAGCCGGCGATCTGCAAGTGGATGGCTCTATTCATGTAGGCGTTGATCTTGATGTAGATGGTAACACTAATATCACTGGTACACTAGCTGGTGGTTCATTTAAGTCAGACGACTATATGGATGCTGCTGGAGACAATGTACTTGTTACTAGTGGTACTGAGCTTGTGCTTGGTAACACTACACATGATCTGAAGATTGAAACGCAATCTAGACCTACTGTTATTAATAATAACACTCATCAGTTAGCATACTTAGATGACTTAGTAAATAGTATCATATACCAAGGTGGCGATTATAAGTTCTGGGCTGAAACTCAGGGGCTGCTTCCAGGATGGAATGGTGGGGCTACGCTGTTCAATGTTGACTTGAATACGTATACTGATCAAGGAGCTGTAAGTGCTCTTCCTACAACTCCAGTTACTAATGGTATATATGAGCTTACTGCTATAGATGGTACTTATGAACCTGGATTCTATATTTGGAATGGTGTTCAGTGGCTTGCTGATACTAATGCAGCTCGTGTTCAAACTGGCGACCTAGCACTTGTAGCTAACGAGTCATATGCTCATACACCTCCTGGAGATGGGTCAACTGATACTATTCCTATATGGGAGTTTAACGGTACAACGTGGACTGATACAGGATACTCAATAGGGCCTATTCCCAGTGATACTAAGTACGCTTGGCAGTATCACATTAACTATGTTGATGTAGAGCATAACGGCTTGTGGCATGGTGTAGAACTTGTATGGCATCCTTATTCAGCATCGGCTCCATACATTAGTATAACTACAATACCACTTGAGGACTATTATACTAAAGAAGAAACTAATGCACTGGCTACTATTCAAGCTGATTGGTCGTGTGATGATAAAGTCATGCCTACCAACACTGCTCTTGATAACCCAGCTTATATTAGAAACAGGCCTATCAGTGGTTTAAGTGTATTAGAAGGTATGGAGTTCACTGATCCTGGCTTAACGTCGCCTGACTGGATAGTTAACGGCGGTGATTTTTCTAACTATGGTAATTACTTGGGAACGTTTGCCTATAATGTTCCGTTCCCCAGTGCGTCTGTTAATGACTATGTATATGTTACTGGCAATCCTGCTTCACCGTGGCTTGGCAGAACTTACAAGCAACGGTGGAATGGTACAGCATGGGTAGATGCTACTCTTCTTGATGACATAGTTTGCAATGGTAACAGAACTCGCGTCATTATGAAGCAAATGTCTGGTGCTCGTAGCGATCTTCCAGCTGCAGCTTCAGACACCGCAAGCCAGTTTAAGTTTGCTACTGACACTAATCAACTGTTCATTGATCCAGGTGATAGTCCTCCTAATCCTTCATTGTTCGGTGGTAACTTATTGATCCCCACTTCACAGGAAATGAACTATGAGTTTGCACTGGATGACGCTAATAAAGGATACCTGTTTGATGGCTCTTTAGTTACAGGTGTATTAACTCTGTATCAAACCAGATACAACCCTGTTACTGGTAGCACTATCAAGACAGCAAAGCAGATTACCACTGATAATAACTTATTAATAGATGTTGTTCCTGTTTCAGGTCAAACAGCTCCGGATGGTAGCTCAGATGTAACATCCTTAACTACTATAAAAATGAGTAACTCATTCTTAGGAGTGCTTAATCATGAGTTCGCTATGGATGATCCTGTGCAGGGATGGCTGTTTGCGCCTGATAGTACTGGAGCACCTGATACTGATAATAGTACTTATGTGATAGTTGGTCAAACAAGATTTAATCCCAGACTTAACATCAGTGGATCTAGCCCGCCTATTAGAGCCTATAAAAAGTTCCTCTTTGATCCAGGGCTTAAACTTACTATGACGCCTGGAGATAGCACAAAAGCTAATCCAGATGTTATACAAGTTGGTATAGTTAACAGTTACTTTAAAAACTGGGTAATAGGTACCGTAAATCAGTCTACTGGTTCTAGTGGCACTACTTCTATTTTCTCAGCAGTATTTAATGGAACAGCTATTATACCAACTGACCCAAGTGTTGTTCCTGTCAATAGTGCATTTGAATTTGAAGCAGACTCTGATAATGGTATTAGCTTAACGGCTACAGCTATTTCATTGCCAGCTTCTGGCTATAAAATCACGTTAGCTGCTTCCAAAGGTATGGCTCCAAAGTACGATAGCGTATCGACTGGCTGGATGGCTGGCGATGGTACAGCTAGTACGCCCAGCAATGGCTACTTAGTTGTCCATAATGCAGCTGCAGTTACCACTGAAACAGTTACACTTGGTACAGCCAACTACAGTGTGTATGCTAACTTCGGAACTCCAGCAGCCGCAGACAACTTGCTTATACCTATAGCAGCTGGAGTAGCAGTTACAATTGCTAATGACTCTAGTTCAAATATAACTATAGACTTCATAGCAGCAGGAGTATAACATGGCGTATCCTAATAATCCGGCAAACAGCGGTGATACTGAGGTAATCACTGGTATCACTGAGAACTTTGGTCTTTATCGTCTACCTCATGGCATAAAGGCTGACATTATGAATGTCCCCAGGGCTCCAGGACAGATGGCTATATGTACTGATACTAATGAACTGGCGATATACGCAAACAATTTTTGGTACTATCTGCCGTTCACTGGTTCAGTAGCCACTGGCGTTGTTACGGATAACACTACTATCACTGGTACAGGTGTTACTGGTACTCCGTTAAAGACCACAGGACCTGTAATCCCTATAGGTGGTACAATAGGATGGCCTTTTACTACTGGTACTCCTAATGGTCTACCTGCAGTTGGGGCTACTGGCTTTGAATGGGCGGCTCTTGATTCTACGCATCCTGCTTATGGTAGCGGTAAGCTGCTTAAAGGTTCATATCCAGATCTAGAAGCTTTGTTTAGTGCTATGGGATATCCTTGGGGACAGGATTCTGTTTCCTATAACTTACCACCTATGACATCTACTATTATGAGGATTAAGTAATGCCATATAAACAACGAGTACAGTACTGGGATGTAGAAAGACAAAACTACATCAACATTGTAGATGCTGCTGAAGTAGATGACAAGCTGGATAAGTATACTTTTTCACAGCTTGTTACGGCTACTACAGAGTTTAATACAATAGGTACAGCAGTACACTTTATAGGTCAGCGTTACAACTATGTAACTGGATTACCAGATACATACAACGTTGAGCTTGTTGCTGGTACTGGTATGACTATTGCGTACAATAGTACCACTAAGCAACTGACATTTACGGCTGCTGCTTCCAGTGGCGTGAACAGTGTTACTGGTACTATGGTAGATAACACTGATCCTGTGAACCCAGTCGTTAATTCAGATGCTACTAAAGTAGACAAGCTTGTATACTCGACGCCTAATAGTGTACAGATTATTAACGATGGCGTTAAGTTTGAAGCAATTGCAGCTAATGGTACTACTACATCATTTAGCCGAGTGCTTGCTGATGAAGTAGATCTCATTAGCCAAACAGATAGTATCGGTTCAGAATCGGCAATTTACACGTATGACACATACGCCATTATGGAACGGAAAAAGTACTCGGGTACGCCTGGTACAAGGACTTTTATAAGTCAGCAGTTCTATTTAGAGGATGGTCAAACTAGACCACAGTATGATTACAAAACAGGTGGCGATGGTTTACCAACTATCAATAACGTAAAGAACATAGCCTTCTTAGAAGACTTTAACTGGAACATAATTTAAGGAGAATGATATGGCTGTAGCATTTTGGAAAGGAACTAAGACAGCGTTTGCGGCTCGTGTTACTGCTGGCACCCTTCAGGCAGGCGCCCTGTATTGTATAGATGATACTGGCGTAGATACTAACTGGGCAATACATCTTGGTACCAGCACTAATACCTATGTCAATCTTGGTATCAGTGAAGCTCGTGTTCAAGAGATTGCGTCAACTGAGATGTCCTATAAAGGACAGGTTGCTAATGATACTGCTTTGTTTGCTATTGCTTCAGTAAATGAAGGAGACATGTACTCAGTTGTTTCCAGTGCTACTGGTAATGCAGGAGCATCTGCATTAGCAATTGCTAATGCTACTGTGACTGGTGGTACAACTGCTACTGACTGGGACTTTATTCCCATTGGAGTTGATCTTAGTAACTATGTTACTAATACTGCCTTGGGTACTGCGCTTCAAACAGCTATTCCTGCAGGTAGCTCTGGTCAGGTTGCTATTGCGTCTGGTACTGCTGGACAACTTGGTACTCCATTAGACATTGACAATGCGCCTACTTCGGGTAGCGTTAATCTTGTTACCAGTGGCGGTGTATATGCTGTTACTAGTACTAAGCAGGATGTCCTTACTGGCACAGGGCTTGTAACAGGCACTGGTTCAGCTACTGGTGCTGTAACGTATACTATAGTAGATACTACTGTGTCCAGTGCTGGAGCAGGTATTCCTACTACAGCTGCTGTAAACAGTGCATTGTCAAGTGCTGCTATAGAATGGCAAGCCATATAAAGGAGTTCTAAATGCCTACACCTACTCATGCACCTAAGTTCGCATGGGGTACGCAAGCAGATTATGATCTGTGGGCTACCCCAGATGACGACACTATATTCTTTACATCTGATACTCGTCGCTTATATGTAGGCGCAACTCTAATGTCTATCTATACAGTCACTGGAACAGGTAATGCATTTCTTAATGACGTAGGTCTTTACCGCAGCCTAGCTAAAAGTGATGTTGGCTTAAGCAATGTTCCAGATGTAGACTGTACTAATGCTGCTAATATAGTTACTGGTACACTAAGCACAGGTGTCATGCCTAATTATGGACTAGCAGCTGAAACAGGCACTGGTTCAGATAATACTACTCCATTAGTTGCTTCAAATGCGTTAAGCATCATATTACAAACTATATGGAATAAGATTCATCAAGTAGTAAATGCTGTACAAAGTTCCTTTAGTAGCATATCTGGTACACTTACCGGACATACGATGAATACTAGTAACCCGCATGGCGTAACACTTACGCAAGCGTCTACAGCACAAGCTAACACTAATCTAGATATATCTAATAACAGCGCATTTACTATATACTATAAAGGTACTTCAGCCGCAAGAGAGCTGGCGACTAAAGCAGACGTAGATGCTGCAGTATCAGGTTCCGTAGTATATATGGGTCAAGTGAAGTTTGGCGCAGATACTGTAGCCACTATGAATTCTATTGCAAGCATGAGCAATGGAGACAAGTGCGGCGTTCAAGCTACACAGTTAACGTATACCTGGGATGGTACTAACTGGATTGCTGATGCGGCTATCATTCCCACTGTAACAGCCATTTATGACTTAGTGTTCTGGTATGGTACCTGGAATAGTGTTCAGCACACAGGGGATGTTAGTGCTTCTATTAAGTACAACTTGAACACAGCATACTGGGACTTGATTGTTTATGATGATGCTATTGTAGCCAACGAAATAAACGATACCTATATAGGCCCTCGTACTATTAGTACTCCATCTGCTTCCACTACTATTAACACAGGCCCTTTGACGCTGACTGCTTGGCTACAGGCGATAATGAATAATATAACGTCATTGTTTACATCTGTAGCAAATGCTGTAATGACAACTAGCTTTGGTACAGCTACTACTAATAATGGCAATGTATTATATAAGAATAGTAGTGGTACAATTACTAATATAAACATACCAGTTAATGAGCTTACTACTGGCATGTATACAAATGCGTCAATAAGCTCTTTAGATTTTAGTACTTATACCAGACAACTGCATAGTATTACTGGTAATAGAACTTTAGGACAGTCAATAACTGGGCTGGCTGTAGGTCAAACTGGGCACGTTGTAATAACTAATGGCACAAGCACTGATTATACTATAGATTGCTACGGCTCAGTTTACGAACCTAATAGTGCAACAGCACTTACAACTGGTTCCAAGGTAATAACAGTGCATGCTGGTGCTGCTATTGAATGTAGCATCTTATATGCTGCTAACAAATACATATTGAGGATTGACAGCTAATGCAGAGTAATTTATATCGCCGCAGAATGATGATTACTAACCCTATAGAGGAGGATGAAGGCCCAAACCTCGCTGCTGTGAAGTTCCAGTTCTACAGTGACGCTAATTGCACGATACCGACTACGGGGACAGTTACGCCACGGTTTAATAATACTTATGCTACTGTAGCAGGTGCTATACAATACAGTATAGATGACGGCGTTACTTGGAATAATGCTACCAGTGGAACTGCTACCACGGCGGCTCACAGGATTTACTTTCGTGGGTATAATGGTACTAACGAGATAATCGGATTGTATAATGGATTTAGTGAGAGTAATTATTGGGTTTTATCTACTTGGTGCAAAGTGTCTGGTGATTTAATGACCCTGCTTAATTGGCAAGCGCCTAAATATACCTGTGATGCTAATGCGTTTGCTGCTATGTTCTGGAATCCTAATTACTTAGTACCTACAAATAATAACTATTTGGTTGAACCGCCATATTGTAGTGTTACATATTCTATTGGCACTAATGTATTTAATGAGACGTTTGGTGGGTGTCATAATCTTAGAAAACTCCCGTTATTCAACTTAATAACCGCTGGTAATCACGCACTTGCTGCTACGTTTTTTTATGATAGCCAACTGGAGTTCTGGACTACAAGCGTAGATGACCACACTATACCCTACCCGATACCTTGTATTGCGCCATCTGCTGTTACACTTACATTTAATAATATGCTTGGTGGTACGCTTAATGCCGGAACTACAGACCACGCCCCTGCCTCAGTGCCAGTTACGTCTGGCGCAAGAACCATATACTACACTAACAAAGAAACTGTCAACCCGCTTAATAATGACTATCTCACCTTTGAGTTTTTTACTGACGCTACTGCTACAACAAGAGCGACTGGGCAGGTTACTCCAAATTGGGGCTATGGCGGTACTTTACAATATAGCACTGATGACGGTGTTACTTGGGAAACTGCTACATC